TCTGGTCCGCAGTAGATTAGCACCTGAGCGTCCGCCTCGTAGCTCTCAGGCGACGTAAACGGGTTAGGCATAGGGCTGTACCGCCTAGCCTCAGCGGCCTGCATAGCGGCTTCTGCGGCGTCCTGTCCTGCCTGGATTAATTCTGCTGTCGTCATGGTCACAGCTCACACCTCGTACCAGTCAAGCACGCGCTCAAGCGCTTTGATTAGGCGCTTCACTTTCTTCCTGTCTTCGTCCCAGTCGAAAGAGAATACGCCCACCCTACCGTCCGCATAGTCTGCCTTAAGATAGCTTAGCTGGCTGGACAGCTCTTTAATTACGATGGCGTTTAATTGCTCGTCGCATATTTCAATGGTCATCATAGCTTACACTCCTTTTGCATTTTTATGCACATATTTTCCGCTTTTGTGTACACTTTCCTGCGCTTAGCGTGGGACGTAGCGACACACACCGGCCCGATCACAAGCCATACTCCTCTTGCCATTCCGTAATGGCTTCCATGTAGTCGTCAATTTCTTGGTAGTATTTCGCGTCTATGGCTTTTGCTAGCGCCTCTTCAAAGCCAGCGAAGCGCTTGCCCACATCGCCTGCCGCTATGGTTTCGCGGAGCCACTCTTGCGCCAACCCTTCCCGAATCTTTGCTTTTTCGCAGAGCCATTCGTAGTGGTCGTCATAGTCTATGTTAGCCATTGTGCATACCTCATACAGCTATAGGGGGTACAGATAATGTTTCTTAATTGTTACGCTTGCGAAAGCGCCGACGGACCAGCGCCACCAATTCAAACACTGCGAACACTGGGCCAAGCGCCACGATAAACACATACTCCCAGAAGTTTAGCGGCGTTTCGTCCGGGTGCTGGAAGTCTTCGGCCCATGACGCGAGCGCACAGCCCACGCCAAGGATAGCATAAACGGTCAGGATGTTAAGGTCCACGTTAGCACTCCTCCAAAAAGTCTATGTGCTCGCGCCACTCTTCGGGCGTGATGCCAGCGATAAGAAACTCACGGTCGTCAGCGGACAGGTGCGGGAACGCTAGCTGCGCCAGCGTGCCGCTAAGGTATTGCGTGTACTGCGCCGGAGTAATGTCAAGGTCGCGGGTGTTAATCGCGCCGGTCAGGCCAGACGTGCGTGTGATTTTCATTATGCCACCTCTTCAATATTAACCAGAATTCTATAAAGCTTGCGCCCATCCTTGGTGCGATATGCGGAAACATATGGGCGTTCGCAAGGGCTCAGTAAGCATTCCGATATATCGTCGATAATAACCTCTTCTGCCCGCTCCCTTGTGCGGTATCCGTAAGCGTACGTCACGGCAATGGGTTTCATTGTGCCACCTCCCGATTGTGCTGCACGTAGAACGAACGCTTGCCGATGTGCAGAGCGTCAAAGGTACGCCCACGCTGGACACCGTAGCGGCGGAGTGCAACGCGAGTGCGAGAGAAATACAGACGGCCAAATGCTTTTTTCATGGGTGATGCTCCTGTTTAGGTTTGGTTTGAGGCGTGCTGCCTCCTTACACTTATGGGCGCCATGCCCAGATGAGAATCATTCTCGTTTATGCCACGGCGATTAAATCCGTGGCGTCCACTACAAAATCGCCAGCGTCCTGCTTGGCCTTGCCCTTGGCGACTAGGCCCACGATAACGCGCCCAGCCTTGACGTTCACTAAATCTGACGCGTCCCCGTCAATGACACGGCGCCCCTTGTACGTGCGCGGAAGCCCGCCAGAGAATACGACAGACACGGGCACGTCAGACTTAAGCGCACGCTCCGCATACTTCTGATAGCCAGCAGCGGGGCTATAGCTGAACATTAAATCATAATTGTCCGGCGTCTTGCCAAGGCGCGACGCGTTCTTAGTGTAGTCGTAAAAGTACAGCTCCGGGAACGCTTGCGGTATGCCGTGCTTTTCCCACGGAATGTCGCTTAAAACATTCAAGCGCACGGCGCCTTGCACACCCTGACGCTTGCACGTCTTGGCAAAATTCGCCAGCTCTTTACGCAATTGCGCCAAGAAACCGGCGCGGTCGGCGTGCCAGTAGTCAGTTTTGCGCTGGCGTCCGTCCCTTACGTTTGACATAGCGCCACGGCCTGCCGACTCTAGGCAAGGCGCAGCGCACCCCGCCACGTGCCGATAGGGGCATAGAATGTCATCGGGACGGAGCGAGAGCCCCGCTACGCGATACTCTGCCTTGCTGCCGTCAGTCTTGCGCAGTTTTGTGTTACCGCCCGTGGTGTCCAGAAGTTTCATTGTGTTGCCTCCGTTGTGCTTACACTAATGGGTGCCGTTCACAGATGCGAATCATTCTCATTTAGGAAAAACTGCGCGTCTTCCAAGCACGGCAATTCTATACCGAACACCTCAAACAATTCAAGCGTTGCGCGGTGTTCAGAGGCGCGCCACGTTTTAAACTCTGCAAAATCGTCCTTTGCCAGCGCTTCTTTCTTAAGAATTTCAGACACTTGCAGACTATTTATGAGGCTTGCTAGCGCTTTCCGCGCCGCTTCGCTTAAGTAAACATCTACGCTTTCCGCTTTCGTTAGGTTCATGATGTTGCCTCCGTTGTGCTTACACTAATGGGCGCCGTGCCTAGTTGCAAATCATTCTCATTTGGCCCATGGCGCTACATACAAATGATAATCATTCTCACCTGGAAGGCAGCAAAAAGCCCGCCTAAGCGGGCCTCTTGCGTTTCCGTGGCGCTGGCGTTACAGCCCAAGCGCCGCTCGTGCTTCGCTGGCGCTGGCGCCGTGCTTCGCCATGTAGCGGCGCGTCTTCGTTTGCTGCGCTACGGTAAGGCCCACGGTAGCAGCGCGAAAGTCTTGCGCCCCGGCCTTGCGATGGGCGCGTGCCTGGGCGCTGGAGCCTAGCAGCGTGCCGTCCTTTCCAAGGCACACATCGGCGATGTCATGGTAGCGTCGCGCCTTGGCCTTGCGCTTGATGCTGCGCGCCAAGCTTGCGGCGCGTGCTTCGCGTGCTTCGCGATACTCCGGCGCTGGCGTGGCGTGCACGCACGGGAGCGCACGGTGGCCCCGCTCGTGGCGCACGTTATAGATGGAAGCTTCGCGCATGGCCTCATGAATCTGGTCTGTCTCTAGCTGATACTTTGCCCATACCGCATCAGCTGCGCCGTCTACGTATTCAAAGCTTTCGGCGCCGTCGCTGTCGCAAGCATAGAGACTAGCGCGGTCCTCGTCGCTGAGAGTTGCGGCCCATTCGGTGAGGGCGGCGTGGGCGGCGTTGTTTAATTCGTATGCATTCATAATGTTCACCTTTATTTACGATTGATTGACTACAGGACGAAGCCTAGCACGTTTTACGCTTTTGGGAATGACCGCTCGTCAGGCGAAGCGGATGCATATAGCGTGCCAAGTGTTGGCGCGTTGCTGGCGTAGCGGTTGCCGCCTTGCCCCCACTCCGCTCCCAAAACGTGAGCCTGGACTCACATAATGTGTGCACTGCTTACATTGCGTGGCGCATCGGGCCAAATCGCAATCGAAATGAGAACGATTCGCATTCGCAATGGGGCGGGGGAGGGGCTGTTGCGCTGCGGTCTGCGGCGTGGTGCTGCTCCGACTTGCAAAAAGTAACTTTTGAACCCCTAAGTGGACACAATCTGATACACTTTATATGCTAACAAACTGCCCGCTATGCCGCATAACGCCTACAAAGTGTACAAAAAGTGAACAATATGGAAAACTGCATGGGCCGTAGCGCTCTGCATGGGCCGTAATGCTACCCATTTACGCTTCATTACGCTACAGCTATTGACTTTTGCCTAAAAGTATGATAAAATATATAGCATTCATTAGCTATACAGGACTCAGACGACTGCGGCTACAGCCTAACGACAACTGCTGAATAAAAAGCACAGCCGAATGGCCTTACGAATACAGCCGACAACCTCTGACTGACTGTATAGGTAGCATTACGGTACATTAAGTACATAAATATTTATATTTTTGTGTGTGTATATGTGCCGCAATGCCCATTACGTGACATTGGAGCCCTGCATGGCAGATAAGCCCGTAACGAAACGAGGACGACCGTCTAAAGCGGCCCTACAATCTACTAAGGATTTGAGTAAAAGACAGCAGGCGGCAGCTTTAAAGGACTTTAGGGCACGGCTTTTGCTTAACCCCAAGTCGCCTGCGTTAATTGAAAAAATGTTTGAGATTGCTTTTGATGACGAGCATAAACAGCAGGCTGTAGCGATGAAGCTTTTAGCAGATCGCCTTATGCCCGTAGCGGGCTTTACGTCAGACGGTAAGCAGCAAGCGCAAGTGTCTATTAACATTAGTGGTATTGGTGCCCCGTCTGGCAGCGTTACGGTTGAAAACGATACCGATGATGTTGAAGACGGTGAATATGAGGAAGCGTAACGCTACATGGCTAACGTAAACCTATCGCTAATCCCGTGGCAGCAAGAAGTGTATGAAGATGACAGCCGCTTTAAGGTTGTCGCTGCTGGCCGGCGCTGCGGTAAGAGCCATCTAGCTGCCGTGTCGCTAATCGTAGCGGCCCTTAACGGCCAGCCGGGAAAGGTGTTTTATGTTGCACCGACACAGGGCATGGCGCGTGACATTCTATGGGAAAAGGTATTTGAATTAGCTGGAGAGATCGTAGAAGGAAGCAATATCAATAACCTTACGATTACTTTGGCTGGCGGAAACACCATATACTTAAAGGGTGCTGACCGCCCCGACACCCTTCGGGGTGTGTCCTTGAAGTATTTGGTCATGGACGAGTTGGCGTTTATGAAACAAGACGTATGGGAAGCTATCCTACGTCCGGCGCTGTCAGACCTCAAAGGCAAAGCGCTGTTTATCGGAACGCCTGAAGGCCGGAACCATTTCTACGATATGTGGATGGGAGGCTACTCCGGGGCCTGGGACGATTGGTCTGCGTGGCAGTTTACGTCACGTGACAATCCGTTCCTAGACAGCACAGAGATTGACCATGCGGAGGCTACGCTGCCGCGCTGGGCTTTTAACCAAGAGTATATGGCTAGCTTTGACGCTCAGGGTTCGGAGTTCTTTGACGCAGACGAGTTTATGTACTATGATGAAAAGCCACGCGACTTGCCGGGAGACTATTACATTGCGGTTGACTTGGCTGGCTTTGAGAGTGATAGAGGAAACAAAACGAAGCGCCGAGATAATAGTGCCATTGCTGTGGTGTTTGTAGACGAGAATGGAATTTGGTGGGTTGAAGATGTTCAGTTTGGTCGCTGGGCGCTAGACGAAACGGCAGAGCGTATCTTCAAGGCTGTGGAGCAGTATAGGCCGCCAGCGGTTGGTATTGAAAAGGGAATCGCTCAGCAGGCCGTTATGCAGCCGCTCAGCGACATTATGCGCCGTACCGCTCGGGTGTTTCGTGTGGAGCTGTTAAGCCACGGCAACAAGAAAAAGCAAGACCGCATACTGTGGGCACTGCAGGGCCGCTTGGAGCATAAGCGTATTCGTTTCAAGCACGGCGCATGGAACACAGCGCTAGTGGATGAAGCTTCTGCGTTTCCGTCACAGCTAGTGCATGACGACTTGCTTGACGCTTTGAGCTACGTAGACCAAATGGCTATTGTGCCTTACATGGCAGACATAGACCTTGAAGACGACTACGAACCGTTTGACGCTGTTGCTGGCTATTAGTCCGGGCCGCTACGTTTAATATAAGGGAACCACTATGACTGACAATGTGTTCTTACAAGAAGCACAATTCGGCCCAGACCAAGACTTGGCCGAGTGGGTGCTAAGCCGCTGCAACAAATGGCGTGACCATTACGAAAGCAACTACAGCGAAAAGCATGAAGAGTATATGCGCATCTACCGTGGCATTTGGTCCGCAGAGGATGTGATGCGCGACTCTGAGCGGTCGAAGCTCATTGCCCCCGCTACGGCCCAGGCTGTTGAGTCTTGTGTTGCGGAAGTCGAAGAGGCTACGTTTGGTCGTGGAAAGCTTTTTGACATTAAAGACGATTTGAACGACCAAGAGCCGGCAGACGTTGCGTACCTCCGACGCAAGCTTCACGAAGACTTTGCTGCTGCCCGCATCCGCTCTTCTGTAGCCGAAGTGCTAGTCAATGCTGCCGTGTTTGGTACGGGCATTGGCGAAGTGGTCGTGGAGGAAATGAAAGAGTATAAGCCTGCCACGCGTCCGCTAATGGAAGGCGATATGCAAGAGGTGGGCGTTAATGAAGTGTATCGCCCTATTGTAAAAATTAATCCGGTGCAGCCACGCAACTTCCTCATCGACCCGAACGCTACGTGCGTTAATAGTGCCATGGGTTGCGCCATTGACGAGTATGTATCGCGCCACGTTGTCGAAGAGCTGCAAGAATCTGGTGTGTATCGTGACAATGTGTATGTCGGCAGTGCTGCAGCAGACGAAGAGATTGAGCCAGACCCGGAAATCGACGTGCGCCCTCAAGACCGCGTGCGCCTCCTCAAGTATTACGGCAAAGTGCCGCGTGACCTGCTACTGTCTGAAGGCGTAACGGAAGACGAGATTGCAGAAAAAGGCGCATACGTCGAAGCTGTTATTGTCATTGCCAACGAGGGTGAGCTGCTTAAGGCCATTCCTTCGCCGTATATGTGTCAAGACCGCGTATGCGAAAAAGCTTATATGTCACAAAAAGCCTTGGACGCGGAGCTAAGGGCACGCATCGACGCCCTCGCCCTTACTACGCATCCCATGATGGCCGTGGACGCAACGCGTATCCCGCGCGGCCATAAGCTTGAAGTTAGGCCGGGGCGTATGCTGCTGACGAACGGCGCGCCTAACGATTCCATTATGCCCTTTAAGTTTGGTCAGCTTGACCAAGTAACCTTTGCGCAAGGCGCACAGCTACAGCAAATGGTTAGTCAGGCTACGGGCGCCGCTGAGGCCAATGCCGGTACGGTGCAAAACGATGTCACCGCAGCGGGCATGTCCATGACGCAAGGCGCCATTGTCAAGCGCCAGAAGCGTACGCTAGTAAACTTCCAAGAGAACTTCCTTATCCCGTTTGTGCGCAAAGCAGCGCACCGTTACATGCAGTTTGATCCTGAGAACTATCCAGTCCGTGACTACCAATTCGTGTCGTTTAGCTCCCTTGGCGCTATGGCCCGTGAGTACGAAGTGGCGCAGCTTGCACAAATCTTGCAGATGGTGCCGCCAGAGTCTCCGGCGCACGGTGCGGTTATCAAGGGTATTATTGACCACTTGAACGTCACCAACCGCGACGAGTTGATTGCTGCCATTGAGGCAGGCAGCCAGCCCAACCCAGAAGCTCAACAAATGGCTATGGCGCAGCAGCAAGCGCAGATGGGTGTGCTGCAGGGTCAATTGCAGCTTCTTCAAGCACAGGCTGCTGAGTCGCAGTCTCGGGCCAACAAGTACAACACGGAAACGCAGCTTGCACCCACGGAACTTACGCTTAAGTACAGCGACCAGAACAACGACGGCGTTGCAGACAAAGACTTTGAACGCCGCGTGAAAATGGCAGAACTGTTGCTGAAAGAGCAAGAGCTTCGGAGCAAGCAGAACAGCGAAGCCGAAATGGCTAAGGCAAAAGCTGAAGCAGAGCTGATTCGACAGCTAACCGAAATGGGTGGCGCTGCCGCACAGGGAGGCGCTGAAGCGCCGCAAGCACCGCAGCAGGAGCAGTAAGCCATGGCCTCTGATCTAGCGTTACTTGCTCTTGTAAAGAAAATGGAGGGCTTCACGGGGCCTCAAGGCCCTGCTGGAGCGCCAGGACAACAAGGCCCTGCTGGTCCGTCTGGGCCACAAGGTCCGCAAGGGCCTGCCGGTAAGGACGGACGCGACGGCAAAGACGGAGCTGCAGGCCCACAAGGCCCGCAAGGACCACAAGGCCCACAAGGGCCAAGCGGAGAGGCTGGCGCTGACGGTCAGGACGGCATAGGCGTTGAGAGCGCCTACGTGGCCGCTGACGGGGCGTTAGTCTTTACCCTTACGGATGGTAGTGAGGTAGACGTAGGGCCGCTTAGCGGGCTTTCTGTGGAGGCTCAGGGCAATACGTACGTGCTGGGCCAGTCAAAAGGCAGCGGTACAGACCAAGCCACGTCTTTGCATTTAGAAGGTATGGTTGGGCCGATTGTATGGAACGAAACAGAAGGCGCTGTTGAGTTTCCGCTTAATGACGACGTAAGTTTAGAAGTAGGCCAAGAAGAAGTTTTGTATGTTAAAGCAAGCGAAGCTATTAGCTTAGGCGATGTAGTTATGTTTGCTGGTGCGCAAGGCGACCACTTGCTTATTCAAAAAGCTGATGTAACTGTAACAGGCTTTCGTCAAGAGTGGGTTATTGGCGTAGCGCAACAAGACTTTGCTAATAACGAGTTTGGTTATGTTGCTTCCTTTGGTAAGGTGCGGAACGTAGACACTAGTTCTTTTAGTGAAGGCGACTTGCTTTGGCTGTCGTCCACTACGCCCGGAGCGCTCACTAACGTAGAGCCCGCTAAGCCCGCATGCTCTGTGCTTGTCGCTGCTGTTACGCGTTCACATTTAACACAAGGCACTATTTTTGTACGGCTGTCTACTACAAAACGTGTTGACGAGCTGTGCAACGTATCAGCAGCTACGCCCAATGACGGCGACGTATTGGCTTGGGACGCAGCGCAAGGCATTTGGAAGCCCATTGCGCCTGTATTCCCGGCCCTTTATGGTGTAACCACCTACCCGTAACTTTACGTTTACACTAAGGAGTAACACATGAAAAACTATGGCTACAAGAAACCCGCTAAGAAAAAGAAGCCCGCCAACAAGCCTAAGCCCGCAAAGAGCAAGCGCCGTGGCTACTAAGAAAAAGTCTGGCGCTACGCCTAAGAACAAGGCGCTGTACGCTAAGGTTAAGGCAGAGGCTAAGCGTAAGTTTGACGTGTGGCCCTCTGCGTACGCTAGCGGCTGGCTAACCAAAGAGTATAAGAAACGCGGAGGCACCTATGCCTAATAAACCCAAGGGCGGTCTGACTAAGTGGTTTAAGGAAAAGCGCTCGTCTACCAAGCGCAAGACTAGCAGCAAGCCTATTAAGCATGCTGTTACGGCTTCTGGCCGTAGGAGGAAGCGCAATGCCAAGTAAGCGTACGCCCGCTAAGGGCAAAGCAAAAGTAAAAGTTACGTCTAGCGGTCGCAAGGTGTCGTACGGTCAGGCCGGTAAGGCTAAGGACGGCGGACCGCGTGTGCGCCCCGGCACGTCTAAAGGCGACGCCTACTGCGCCCGTAGCGCTGGACAAATGAAGAGCCACCCCAAAGCAGCTAAAGACCCCAACAGCCCGCTGCGCCTGTCGCGTAAGCGCTGGAAGTGCAGCGGCACTAAGAGCAGGAAGTAACATGGCTAAAGGTGTAAATCATTACTTTAAGGACGGCAAGGTGCATCGGGGCGGTACGCACAAAATGCCCGATGGTTCCATACACAGCGGCGCTAAACACGGCGCCAATAGCAAGCGACTATACCACTTTGGCGAATTGTCCAAAACGGCACAAGCTACCGCCCGTAAGTCACGGTCAAAATAAGGCTTGACATTCGCTGCAAAATGTGATAAAATATAGTCTATCTTTGAAGTAACCACAACGACTGGCCTCACGGAGACAACCATGTCACTTGTAACACAAGTAAAGTTTGACGAATTAGTTAAGAACACTACTTCCTACCTTCAGGATGTGTTCAGGCGTTTAGATGCTATTGAGGAAAAAGTTGACAAGTTACTGTCAGCTCCGCAGGCAACCACCCGTCGTAACACCACTAAGGAGAAAGTAGATGAGTAGTGAAGACCAAAAGTTTTTTGAAGATTGCCGCAGCCTGTTCCTTACGGATGGCTGGAAGCATTTCCAAAAAGAAATCAATGTAGCATTGCAGTCCATGAACCTTGGCGGTATTGATTCGTCCAACGAGTTCTGGAAAGCTAAAGGCCGCTGGGAAGCGCTGCTACAAATCGCTGGCTGGGAAAACGCAGTGCTTGCCGCAGAGCAGCAGGCGGAAGAGCCAGAAGAAGATGCGTAAAATCTTTGACGTGCAGTGTGAAAGCTGCGCAGAAGTAACTGAAGTGTTTGGTAGGGATAGCGACTCGTTCCGGTGCGGAGCCTGCGGTGCCCCTGCCAAACGCATCATTAGCCCTGTACGTTGCAAGCTTGAAGGAGTGACTGGGCATTTCCCTGGCGCTGCTATGAGGTGGCAACGAGAACACGAAAGGGCTGGAAGCAAAAACAGGTAGCCGTTACGCGGTCTGTTTCCAATAAGCCACCATCTGATAACCCGTAAGGGCCGGAGTTTAATAATGGCACGATTAGTAGACGCACCCGAAAACGAAGCTGTGGAGGCAACCGAAGAGCTTGGGAACCTTGACGAAATGGCAACGGAGCAAGCCGCAGAGCTTGACGTACAAGCTGCGGAAGCAGAACCGGAGCCGGTAGTCGAAGAGGAACAAGACGACGATCTCCCAGAAAAGTATAGGGGCAAAAGTGCATCCGAAATTGCGACGATGCACCGGGAGCTGGAGCAACGCTTAGGCCAGCAAAGCCAAGAAGTTGGAGACTTGCGTAAAGCCTTCGACGAAATGGTTAAGCAGTCTATCGCAGCGCAACAGTCCCAGTCTGCACCGGAACAAGAAGCGGACGAGATTGACTTCTTTACCGATCCGCAGGCGGCAGTTCAGAAAGCTATTGAGAACCACCCAATGCTTAAGCAGTCTCAGGCTGTAGCGGCAGAAATGGCAAAGTCTCAAGCGCTGGCTCAACTGCAGGCTGCACATCCTGACATGAAAGAAATCCTTACGGATGCTGGATTTAAGGATTGGATTGGTAAGTCACAGGTTCGACAAGAGCTGTTTGAACGCGCCGATAAAGCGTACGACTTTGCTGCAGCAGATGAGCTAATGACGCTGTACAAAGAACGACGCGGCATCGTAGAGCAAACCGCAAAAGTCGAAAAGGTGGCGCAGCAGAACGAAATCAAGAAAGCTTCGACGGGCTCGGCACGGTCTAATCCTGATAGCGCAAAGACTAGAAAGATTTACCGCCGCCGTGACATTATTGAACTTATGAACCGTGACCCGAAGCGATACGAAGCGCTACAACCAGAGATTATGCGTGCGTACGCGGAGGGCCGTGTTAAATGACTTTTACGGAGTAATACATCATGGCACTTGGAAGCAACCACGTAACCAAAACCACCGCTGCTACTTTCATCCCCGAAATCTGGTCCGATGAAATCATTGCAGCATACGAAAAGTCCCTTGTCGTTAAGCCGCTCGTCCGCTCCATGAGCATGACCGGCAAGAAAGGCGATACGATTCACATCCCGAAGCCCACCCGTGGCGATGCCAGCGTCAAAGCTGCGCAGACGGAAGTGACCCTTATCGCTGCCACCGAGTCTGAGCTGACGATTGCTATCGACCAGCACTACGAGTACAGCCGTTTGATTGAAGACATTGTGGACGTGCAAGCTCTGAACAGCCTTCGTCAGTTCTACACGGGCGACGCTGGCTACGCTCTTGCCACCCGCGTTGACACCGCTCTGATTGCTGAGGCTGCTAACTTCACGTCGCAGCTTGAGTTCCTCAGCGGCGCTGGCACGCAAACCGCTGCTGGTACGGCAACGGCTGGCTTCACCGACCTGGGCTTCCGCGAAGCTCTGCAGGTGCTTGACGACAACGATGTCCCGATGGACAACCGCGTGTTCGTCATTCCGCCTGCTATGAAGAAGGAACTGCTTGGCGTGACCAACTACGTCAGCACGGACTTCGTGACCGGCAAGCCCGTTGAGACCGGCAAGATTGGCTCTCTGTACGGCGTTGACGTGTACGTGTCCACCAACCTGCCCACCGAAAACACGGACGAGAAAGGCGCTCTGCTTATGCACAAAGACGCCATCGTGTTCGCGGAGCAGCTTGGCGTGCGCGTTCAGACGCAATACAAGGCTGAGTACCTTGCTGACCTTATGGTTGCCG